TCGACCGAGATGCTATGATGCCGGTTTGTGAGGTCATTGACAAAAATGACATCTACTACGGCAACGAAAACGACATGGATATTCAGCGGCAGCCCTATATCTTGATCCGCAAGCGTATGCCGGTGATAAATGCTCAGGAACTGGCAGAAAGTTACGGTGTAAGCAAAGACCAATTGCAGGCGCTGATCGGCGACAATGACACATTGGAAGAGGCCGGCGAGGCGGCAAAACAGGAAGTGGACGATATGGTAACCATCGTCTACAAGATGTACAAGACGAAGGGAACGGTCCATTTCTCTATTGCTTCTCGTTTTGTGGAGATTGCCAAGGATAAGAACTTAGGCATTACCCGGTATCCCGTTGCACACTTCGTGTGGGAGGAGAAGAAAGGCTCTGCCCGGGGTGAAGGTGAAGTGCGGCAACTGATTCCCAATCAGTTGGAAGTGAATAAAACACTGATGCGGCGTCTTATGACGGCGAAGCAGCAGGCGTATCCCAAGACTGTGGCGGATACCTCCAAAATTGAAAATCCCAAACAATTAAGCGCCGTAGGCGGAGTGATCTACACCATAGGTAAGACAGTGGACGATGTGCGCAAGGTGGTGGGAACACTGCCTCCGGCGCAGATGTCCCCGGATGTGAAGCAGATCCAGGATGAACTGGTACAGGTAACACGGGACTTGGCAGGCGCCGGCGATTCGGCGACCGGTCAGATCAACCCCGAGACCGCCTCCGGCCGGGCGATTTTGGCGGTTCAGCAGGCATCGCAAGCGCCTATGACGGAACAGAAGGAGACTTGCAAGGACTTTATCGAGGACTTCGCAAACATCCAACTGGAGTACTTGATCGCCTATTCGGAAAACGGCATCAATTTGGAGCAGGCTGTAACGGGTCCCGACGGGGAGGAATTGTACCAAATCGTCAATGTGCCCCAGAGCGTGCTGAAGCAGTTGCAGGCGGCGGTGAAAATCGACATTACGCCCAAGAGTGTTTATGACAAATTCGCGCAGGAACAGACCATTGAGAATCTGTTGATACAGGGATTCTTCAATCCTCAGCGGCTGAACGAGCTGGAGGCATATGTGGAGGCGCTGGATGATGATGCGGTGGCACCGAAACTGAAACTCAAAGCCATTATTAAACGGATCCGGCAGACCCAGCAGCAGATCGCACAGATCGAGGCGCAAAGTCAGATGATGCTGCAGAGGGGTAATCAGTTCCTAAGCGGGGACATGCAGAGTCAGCAGGCCCAGATCGCGGCGATTATGCGACAGATGGGTCAAACAGCATAAGGAAAGAGCGGCCGAAGGGCGACAGCACACCGAAAGGAAAATGCGGACGAGCAATGCTCGCCCCTACATGGGGAGGGGATTGCCACGGCAGTGTGCGCACTGCCTCGCAATGACCGAAAACAGGTTGCCTGAAGGCTGTTTTTTAATTGCCCAGACAGGGATGGCGTAAAAAGCTCTTGGATGAGGTGAAACAACACCTGCACAAAAATAGGAGGAAATTACCAATGGAAGAAACCAAAATTGTGGAGCAGGACGGCGCGGTGGTTGATGATACCCAAGTCGTGGCGGAGGGCTCCGAGCAGCAGCAGCAGGTACAACCTGCTGCACAGCCGGAAAAGACATTCACACAGAAAGAAGTGGATGCGCTGATGGCCGGCAGAATTGCACGGGAGCGGAGCAAGAACGAGCAGGAGATCAAACGGACATACGGCCCGTTGATGGACGTTCTGAGCGCCGGTACCGGCAAGACGAACCCGAGGGAAATTGCAGAACATCTGAAGACCTACTACCAGGGCAAGGGCGTGACCCTTCCGGAGCAGCCGGCTTTCTCCGAAAGAGACATTGCGATCCTGGCCCAGGCAGATGCAAAGGAGATCATTGGCTCCGGTGCAGACGAGGTAAACGATGAGGTGGCCCGGCTGGAAAAGTTGGGTACCGACGGCAGAAGTCCCAAGGAAAATGCGTTGCTCCGTGTTCTGACCGAGCATCAGCAGGCCCAGCAGCGGCGTGCTGATTTTCTTAAGCACGGCTTAACCGAGGCGGAACTTGAAAGCAAGGACTTTCAGGAATTGCTCGGCATTTGCAGCGCATCTACTCCTGCGGAAAAGATCTGTGAGCATTATCGCTTGCTGCATCCCAAGCAGGATATTCAACCGATGGGCAGTGTGAAGAACACGCCCACAGACACAAAAGGCATTAAGGACTACTACACCCCCGAGGATGTGGACAGGCTTACTGCCGCGGATTACAAGAACCCGAAGATCATGGAACGGGTTCGGGAATCTATGCTCAAATGGCCTAAAAACAAATAAATCGAAAGGAATGATTAAAAATGGCTGGTAATTTTAAACCCATGTACTGGTCTCAGTACTGCGAAACTGAACTGAAGAAGGAACTTGTGCTTGCAGGTTGGTGCGACTACAAGTTCGAAGGTGAGATCACTGCCGGCGCACGGCTGAAAATCGTAGGTGCAACAAGACCTACCATTCAGAAGTATGTCCCCGGCCAGGATCTGCAGATCGAAAATCTGGGCGACAACTCCCAGTATCTGGACATCACCGAGTCCGACGCATTTGCCTTCGAGGTGGATGATGTGGATAAGGCACAGTCCATTGCCGGTTATCTGGAGACCCAGTTTGACGAGGCAAAGAACGCCCTGGCAGAGAGTGCCGATGCCTTCGTGGGCAAGCAGGCAAAGAATGCCAACAAGAACATGATGTCCGCATCCACCGATTTGAGCGCTTTGGACAGTTTCCTGGCGCCCATCGACGCAGCGCACATCAAGTTGTATGAGAACAATGTTTCTCAGAAGACAGAACTGGCTGCGGATCTGTGCCCCGAGCACATTGTGGGTCTGCGCAGAGAACTGGCTTCTCTGTTCACCGAGAACGTGGAGTACGTCAAGCGCGGCGCCGTTGGCAAGTATGCCAACACCTATCTGCGTATGTCCAACAACCTGTATAACGACGGTGTGGACACTTACGAGATGATCCGCACCAAGAAGGCGATCGCTTTCGCCAACCAGATGGAGAAGATGGAGACCGCCCGGAAGGAAAAGGGCTTCGCCGACATCATCAAGGGTCTGCACGTATACGGTGCAAAGCTGGTGCGCCCCAAGGAACTGTTCGTTATCAAGGCTCACTAATGAGAAAGGAGAAAGAAAATGGCAGTTAAAGTTATGACCCCCGTAAAGGGCGAAGTGAATGAGATCACCGGTTTTGCTTTTGAGGCAGCCACCACGGCAAAAGATGGCCTGCAGGTGCAGCTGCCCCGGACAACCGATGAGTATGTTGTGGTTTTGGTGCAGAACACCGACACTACAAATGCCTATGACTTTACCGTCAAGGCGCCTGCAAACGGCTCTTATGCTGCTTCTGACAGCGATGAGACCCACAATTTGGCAGCCGGTGCGTTTGCTATCTTCCGCTTTGAAAGCGCAAGATGGGCAGAGAAGGACGGCACTATGCTGTTCGTGCCTGCCAATGTAGCGGTGAAAGCAGCAGTACTTTACTAAGAGAAAAGGGGACGGAACTTCCGTCCCCTTTTTTACCATACCAGGGGCAAAAGCCGGTTCGACTCCGGCAGGTATGAAGGAGGTTAAATTATGAAACAGTTAGAAAGTTTGGAAAAATATGTGATCGTGCCGAATGTGGGTTTCTATGGTGGTTTCAAGTATGACGGGGAAGACATTTTCCTGTGCGATGACCACGACACGGATGAGGAGTACGACTTCAAGGTGACCCAGAAGATCAAAAACGGCGTACTGATCACGGACATGGCGCGGACATATACGCGGAAAAACGGAAAGAAGGTTACCGAGCGATCCCATCAGGAGGTGGAGCTGGAACAGGGCCAACTGTTGGTGTATGTGCAGGGTATGGGATTTACCATTCCGGAATACAGAATGTGCCCGGTGGATGAGGCCATCGGACAGTATGAATTGCTGAAGGGGTGAGGGTATGTTTGCGATTAACAAAGAAGATTTGACCATGGAATGCACCAGAGGCGATGCTGTGGTGTTCTCTGTGGGCGCAAAGAGAAACGGCGCGGACTATCTTTTTCAGCCGGACGATGTAGTCCGGTTCTCGGTATTTGAG